AGTTAAATGAAGAGTTATCTTCGTTACGGGATCACCCATCATGATCCCTCTACTGGTAATAATCCAGTTGAGAGTTTCATCTGATTTTGAAACTTTGCCGTACTTTTTCAAGTATCCGCGATTCGCAAAATATACTTTGCGAGGGCTAAGGCACATTCTTAGCAGTAAACCCTTTAAGAGGGTCGGAATACCAATCCTATTTAGGAATGGTCCTAAAAGTAGTTTTCCTACTTCAAAATCGGAGTTATCGGTAGCGTTACTCCAGTCCGTGCTACAAGCATAGACATCAACAAACTGATTAAATTCAGTTTTAATTACAGGGGTAATTAATTCCTGTTCTGGCCTAATAAAAGGCTCAAAAATCCAAGGAGTTTTACAAATCTCCTTGAAGAAGTTCCATGCATGGTTCTCCTTTTCCATCCCCGATGAACTCGAGGGAAATGCCTTGGCTAATACCCAGGAAATAATGCCATTGATACAATCAAGGACAATTTTAAGAGCTATTTTACTCTTAGTAACCGTTCGAATTTTCGACGGTGCTTTCGCGTGAGTCAGCTTTAATTCGGCTAACTCTTCTGGATTCGTATGTAAAACGATATCCAAACACATCCAGAATATGAATGTTCCGGGACTACTTAAATCGTAGTCAATTAAACTAGTTATTTTACCAGTTTCCAAGTCTCGTATGGGTGCGAGACCTTTCTTGAATCGATAATCAAATAGAATATCGTTTAGTGCAGAAATATTTCCGCCTTCTTCTCTCGTCTTTTCAAAACAAGATGTACCGGTTATTACATTGATACCGGCTTTAGTCCACAGACCAGTTAAACACTCGTCTGATATTTCGCTACAAATTTCTTCAGCGATTTCATGGATGAACTTTTTATGTTCATCTGGTAGAGGTTTAACCTCTGCTGTAGTTCCAATAATGAACTTTTCGGAAGATCTGATACTCTCCACTGGGGGTGGTGTTCCCACCCCTCTCTTTTGAGACAATATGCCTCTTCTACGAGCTATTTCTATCTCGTTCTTAACTTTCAGGAAAACCCTAAAATCTACTAAAAATATCTTTAAAGATATTTTCTTTTGTTGACCTAGTTCTAGATTAACTTCTCGCAATCTTTCCATTGCGAGTGCTTCTTTAAAGATGTTGTGAACATCTTTTACTTCATTATAAAATGAGGGAAACTC